TGGATTTCCAGTATCATTTTTAATTTCAACTTCTGGGATTGTTCCAATATTGACAGTTCCACTGATGGATACTGTATTTCCTATAGAAACTGTAGTATTTCCAATAGATACTGGAAAACGATTTGTTTCTGTTACTTGCTCACCATCACTAGTTGCAACATTAAAAACCTCAAAGAGACTTCTTTCTTGATTTAGAAAGTCCTGTGTATTTTTATTCCACTGTGCCATAAATTAAATCCATTCTAGTTTTGAAGGATGATATCTTTTAATATCTTTTATATTTACTTGATTGTTTTTTTCTTGAATTGGGTATATATTGTGAACTATGGAACCTGGATAATCACTTTGAAGCATTTCTCCCAATTCTCTACGAGACGGTAGTGTATAACTGTCCAATTGAAGTTCAATTCGATAAATCTGCCCTTCCCAAAGAAAGTCCGCAAAAAAACTTTTAGTTTCTTTTACATCTTCTGGGAAATCGCTTTTTACAATAATTGTCCCAACTGACGCATTGCCAGAAATATTTACAGATTCTGATAAAAAGTTTTTAAAAGTTTTCATTGCGGATTTTCCTTTGATTAGTCTTCGGTTTCCATATTGAAAACTGAGTTATAAACATGTGGTCTATAATTATTGATTTTTTCTGCAGATTTTGCGTATAAAATTTCTTTTATTTTATCGCTTACTTGTAGAGGCGATCTATCAGATGCCATTAAATCCATTAGTTCTTCCATAAAATTAAATTAAATTCTTTATTTATTTATAAATTTATTTTAGTGGTTTATCTTCATAATCAATTGGAACTTTTCCAGAATCACCTTCAATATTATTACCTTGATCTAAAGGTAATCCAGTTGCAGGATCTATTGGAGCATTAGGATCTGTTATAACTCCATCTTCGATTTCCTTTTCAATAATTATATCTTGATCTATTATTTCTTGATCGGTTTGGCGTAATATTTTATTTCTAACATAGTTTTGTGAAAAATATTTTCCAATATAAGGTTCCGCAGTTGCTGCTAAATTCAGTCTTTCAGTCATTAATTCTGCATCTTTTAATTCTGAAAAATGATTATCATATAAGAAATCGTATTGTATGTGTTCAGAAATGATCTCCCAATCTTCTAAAGTAATAATATTTTTTAAAATTAATTGAGTTTTTAATAAATCATTAAATAAATTTGCAAATCTTTTTCTTAATCTACCAACAAATTTTGTAAATTTGAGTTCATCTCTTAGAATTTCAGAAGATCTACCTAAATTAAATCCACCTTCACCATCCATTCTTGATGGTGGTACATTTAATGAGCGATATAATTTTTTTCTAAAATACTCAATATCAGTAATTTCTCCAAGATTTTGTCCCCCAGGAAGTGTAGTAATTTCAGTACCTCTACCACCCTCTCTTCTAGGTAACCAATAATCTTCGAGCATGGACATAAATTTTTTGTCATCTCGAATTTCGCCTGTTGTTGCATCATACACTAATTTGTTACGATACCTCGTCATAACATCTCTAAGATATTGTTCCGCTTTAGTCTTAGGTAAATTTCCTACATCAATATAAAAAATTCTCCTCTCTGGTGCGCGAGATAATCTGTAAATAACTAGACTATCCTCAATCATACGTAATTGATTGAGAGATTTAATTGCTTTATTTAAATATGATAAAACTATATTTTTATTTCTATCAATAAGTCCAGAATTGCAATATGCAATAGAGTCTTTTGCCATTTTAATTCCAGCAGACATATCTGTATTATTCAATCCAGTACCAGAAGTAAATGATTTTGGATTGTAGATAAAATATTCTTCTATATCTGGAAAAGTTTTATTTATATCTTCTTTTCTACTAGTTATTATATTATCTTTTTTTTCTTTTTTTTGATGCCTTACATATTTTATCTTTAAAGAATCTATATATCTTAATTCTTGTATCCCTAAGTGAGGATTTTTCATATCAATCATTTTATGGTAGTATAATCTACCATCAATGTACCAATTTCTGCATATTTCATGGCATTTTTTATCAAAATCTAATAAACGAAGTATATTTTTAAATTCTTCTCTTATTTTAGATTTTATACCATCACTAGCATTTAAATTTGATAATTCTATTTCAACTGGACTATCATTAGAATCTGATACTATCGCTTCATTTATAATATCTTCTATTGCACTATCAACTTCTGGATGTAGAGACATTTCTCTATATCTCTTTATTAAATCAAATTCAGTTTTATAGACTCCTTCTATATCTACGTATGATCCAAAAAAACCACTAGTAAGATAATGATCAACCCCGTCCTCATTATTTTGAGGAACAGGGGAGACAACGTTTTTGGATTTTTGTGTGGAAGAATCGTCAATAGAAAAACCAAATAATTTAGCCATGAATATATTTCCTATTTAATTATTACTATTTATTATCTAATAATAGAACCTGTTTGATCTTTATCGTCATTGTCACCACCTGCTTCCCAATATTGAACTTGGAATTCAACCGTATATTCTTCTATATTATCTCCAGTATCGTATGAAAGATCAATCTGAGATACGTTAGTTGGGAAAATGTCAAAGAATTTGTAAGTTCTTAATGGTTTAATACCATCTTCAGAACCATCGACTCCGTTGTTAGAGTTACTTTCAATACCTTTTCCAGCACCTCTACCCAATTGATAAACATAAGCATTCTTCATATATGAAGATGGATTTGTCGCACCTGAAGAATTATCTAACTTATTAATCCCATTCATCCACTGTTCAAATGCTGTTCTCAACAAAAAGTTTTCATCATTTATAATGGTTACAGTCCATGTGTCAAATGTTCTATCTCCAGCAACTTTTAAAATCCTCCCTCTAAAAGGAACATCAATTGGTGCTATATTTGAAGCAGGAAGTGCTGCTGCCTTGCACAAAAATCTGAAGTTTAATTGTGCTTCAGAATCCCATGTAGCACCTGCTGTAGTAGCTGCTTCTGGAAAATCTGGAATGTTTACTTCAAATAAATTAGGTCTTGCACCCCCTCCAGATAGATTTGATTTAAAATCTGAAATTGTTCTGAGAGTTGCCATTTTTTATTCCTCCTTTGGTTAATAGATTAAAAATAATTAAACAGTACCAGCAACTTCTTCAAAACTTATGCCAGTTCTAGTTGCCACAAAAGTGAGAGTTACATAATTAATTGATTTTGTTGGTTTCAGATAAATATCTGCCCTAAATTCATTATTGTCAATTATGTCTGGAGTATTATTAGAGGAATCACAAACGAGCAAGTAATCATATACACCTCTCTTTGATTTTACTTCTCTTAAATATGGTTCAACTATATTGATAAAGTTTGAACGAGTTATTTCGTCATTAAGCTCAAACAGTTGTGCCTTTGCAGCAGATTCTATTGCCTGCTCTACAGTTAAGAAAAGTCTTCTTACATTTATTCTGTCAAATGCTGAAGGATAACTTAAACCAGTTTTATCACCAAATAATAATGTGCCAACTCCACTTTGAGTAATTATTGGGTTAATTCTCTGACTGTAGAGCCTATCTCTTTGCACTTTAGAAGGATTGTACGCAAGTTTTACTGCATTATTGATTATTCCTCTTTGTTGACCAGCAGGTGAGAACCATGGATAGAAATTAATTCCTGTTCTGACCATTAATCCAGCAACATCTGGATTGCATGGTACATAAGTAAATTGAGAATTGAATCTATCATAAGTATACTTGTATCCAGAATCAAAAACTGCATAAGAAGAACTTGGTAATGAAGAGTAGAATGATATTATATTGTTAGTTTGTGTTTCAGATGAAGTTATATTGATAACATCATTTGAAAATGGTGATATTGTAGCAATACAATCTTTTCTACTTTCTGCTATACTTATGAGATATTTTGCTTTTGCTTGAGTTTCAACTTTAGTATTTAAACTTGGACCCATGATCAAGTGGTCTAAAGAAATTTCATCTTTATTTTCAAATTTTCTATATCCTGAAATTATGGAATCCAAACCTGCGGCATATCCACCGGATTGGTTATAGTTTTCTCCACCTTTAAGTTTAAAGTTTACAGAACCAATACAAGTGAAAGATTTATTTTGAGCATCTTGATTCCAGTCATCTGATATTGGAATAAATCCTGTAGAATTTATTGCAGATGGAGTTATATTCCAGAATAAATCTGGTTGTCTTGATAAATCTCTTCCCCCATATACTAATGTAGAATATCTTGATAGATATTCTTTCCACCATATTTTTAGTGGGGCATTTTGTGTAGACTCTGCATCAGAAGCTTTTGATAAGAATAAATGCTTTTCTAAAAGGTTTGATTTTATTCCACTAATCTTCCCACTATTATCAAACACTGCTATATGCATTGAGTCGCCAACACAACCCCTTTCTAATGCATAGTTTGTTGACACTGGCTTTGGTGCTATATTAGACCAGTATATCTCTTGATTATCTAATATAATTTTTTGATTTCTATACCAATCTTTTACAGATAGAATAGAATTTGATTCAGATTCTATAGAACCATTGATAGCAACTACATCAAAGTTTTCTGATGTAAATGAAGTAAGATCATCTAATTCCTTATAAGTAACTTTTGTTTCTACTCCACCAGAGTAAGATTTTGTTTTTATTTGTATGGAGTCTCCTGAGTTTATAGTTGATGCCGGACCTACATTAATATCTATATAATCCGATCCAATTCCAGTTATGGGTATATCTATTAAATTAGCAGAAGGTATTGAAATTATATTTAAAGATGTACTTAGACCAACTGGAACTGAATCCACATAAACTCTAGTACTAGATATTCCAACATCTAGAGTGATTATTTGAGTATTGGTCAAATTATATGATGTAGTATATCCAACTACAGTAGAGAGTATTTTAACTCCAACTTCTGTTTGTGTACCATTTGTAGTAATTCCCGTAACTATAGATTTCAAATGACCATTAAAAAATAATTGCTCCCCGGAATCAGAAGCATATGATGTTGATCTTTTGGAAATAATATGATTTCCAATCTCTATACCAAGAGTTGAAACTGATCCTGAAGAAATTGTTAATATCTGATCAGATTTATCATCAATGATAGAAACTACCATATCATTAGCCCATCTCCCAGGAGTTTGTGAAGCAAAACAAAATCCTGGTTCTGAGTCTTGATATGTATCTACATAATTTTCATAATTTTTTATTTTTAAATTAGTTGTATTCGCATATCCTACAGCAGCGTTAGCATTCTTTAAATCTGGATCATCTACTCTAACAACCTTTATAATTCCACTGTATGATAAAAATGAGGATGCTGATAACCAATATTTATTCTGACTATCTGTTGATATTGGTTTACCAAAAGTCTTTAGTAAATCATTTTCGTTTGTCACTTCAATAACTTGGTCTACTGGACCCAGTT